TGCGTTTGGTTAACCCAATGCGCGGTCTGTCTCGCAACGTGACCACTGAAGGTTCTACCTACCAGTTCCGCGCCAAGACGGGCAACGCTGGCGCAACTTGGGGCTATGCAATCCAAAACAACGGCTCGGCAACAACTGAAGCGACTAACATCTGGCAATTGACTTTGCAAGATTTGAACGTTCAGTTCCCAATCCGTACCGCTGCGCTGGATGACATCGATGGCTTGGAAGCCAACGTGGTTGACGATATGTTGCTGGAATTCAGCCAAGTTGAGGGTCAATCTATGATCTCCAACAACGACCAGACCGACACACCTAACACATACGGTGGTACAAACGGTTTGCGTGGTTTGAATCAGTACGCTGGCGCTAACGGTTCATATACCGGCGGCACTATCTCCACCGCAGCGTTTGGCACTTCTGGCACTGGCAGCACTAGCGGCTTGGCATCCCTTGCTACCTATGACCAGTTGACCACCAACGCCGCTTCTGTTGGCGCTGCTAACGTCACTTATTCCGACATCATTGAGTTCATCCACTTGCTGCCACAGGAATACTGGACACCCACAACCAAGTTCATGGTTAGCCCATTGTTCTTGGCTCAAATCCGTGGACTGAAAGACAGCAACGGCACTCCAGTGTTTGAGCGTATGTCTCCTCTGGTGTATGACGGTATTGTCGGACAGTTGCTTGGTTTTGATGTGGTGGTTAACAAGTACGTTGACAGCCCTAACAGCTCGACCAGCACCCCTGGCACGACCAGCCTGTATCCGATGTACTTCGGCGACTGGCAGCGTGGTCACACTATCGTAGATCGTTTGAATATGGTTCTGCGCCGCTATGACCAGACATTGCCAGGTTACATCACCTTCTTCGGTGAGAAACGTCTGTGCACCAGCGTGGTTGATCCATTCTCGATCATCCGCTACCGTTCTACGGCTACTGCGACCTGATAAAGCGGGGGGGAGCAATCCCCCCTTCTTTTAACTTTTATTTAGGACAAATATGACCGACCTCATCCTCGAAGCCATTAAAAAATCATTTACCAAAAACAAAAAAGTTACGGTGAACTTGCGCGAAGCCTCGGCACTGACTGGCTCGGGTTCTGGCGTGGGTGGTCGTGTTATTTATGATGATGCGTTTGCAGCTCTGCGTTATGCAAACCCACTACGCACTGCGGGTGCACGAATTATTCCCACAATCGGTTCGGATGAAGCGTTTGTGGTCAAAACGGGTAACGTAACCAACCCGACAAACCCTTGGGGTTATGCTTTCACGGGCAACGTGGGCACACCCAACACGGCTACACAGTTTTGGCAATTGCCAGTGCAGTCTATTGCGGCGACTTTGCCAGTTCGTACAGCAATTTTGAGCGATGTAAATAACCTTGAGCCTACCATCGTCACGGACGTTGGAATGGAATTTGGTGTGATCGAAGCTCAGAGTATGATGTTTAACAACGATCAATCTGGCTCGTCCACCACTTCTTACGGAGCAACGTATGGCTTGCGTGGTCTGAACAGCTACCCAAGCGGCTCTACTGCCTCTTTTGGTTCTAACGGCTCGGCTATTACTAACGGCATCCACACTGTGCTGACCCAAGCCAGCATTACCGGCGCGGCGATCTCTTACAACGACTTGGACAACTTGGTTGCTAAGTTGCCTCCACAGTACTACCTCAATCCAACAACCGCTTGGATGATGCACCCACAGACAATCACATACATCCGCGAATTAAAGGACAGCAGCGGCTTGCCATTGTTCCTAGATGTGGGCGAAAAAGAAGGGCCATTCTTGGGTACTTTGTTTGGCATTAAGGTTGTGCCTAACCCGTTCATGGACACTATCGCCGCCGGTAAATTGCCAATTTACTTGGCTGCTTGGTCGCAATTTATGACCATTGCCGATAACGNNGAAATGAGTTTCCAATGGTTTGAACAAACAGCCCCAGGTTTCCTGACCNTGTTTGCTGAAAAGCGGGTTTGCTCGACCATTCGTGATGTGTTCGCGGGTGTGCGTATCTCCACTTAAGGGTAAAAAATGCCATTAGATAGTTACGTCAACGGCCCGTATTTAGGGACTACGCGCAACCCTTACTCGTATGAGAAGGTGGAGCAATTTGACCGTGACGTATCGACCCCTTGGTTGACCTTGGAAGAAATCACCGATCAATTAAACCTGTTCGGTGACACGAGCCAAGACACCTATTTGTCCTCGATTGAATTAGCCACACGGATGGCGATTGAGGATTATTTAGGCATGAGCATTTTTCCGGTGACGTATCAGGTTTACTACGGTGCGACAAACGGAATGAGTGGTAGCCAAGTCTGCCTAGACTTACCGGAAATCACACCTGGGTTTGGTGGGGTCACTATAAACTTTGTTGGTTATTACGACACAAGTAATCCACCTGTGTTTAATAAGCTCGCCGCAACTAATTACTTCTACGACCCAACGGGTAATAAAGTAATTTGCAGTGGGATGCCTAACGAGGTCAACCAGACGATCACCAACCCGATCATTGTTAACTACACAACGAGCTTTAACAATTACGCCACTTATCCTGTGATTAAACAGGCAGGGCTTTTATTGTTAACTCACCTGTATAACAATCGTTCGAATACCTTTCAAGGTACGTTGAATGAGATTCCTTACGGTGTTGCTGCGCTTTTACGTCCCTATAAACCCTTGGTGCTTTGATGGCAATCGCAAGATACGAACAATTGACCGTAAGAAACGTCACCAACTCGGTGGACTCTTATGGCCAACAAACCACAACCACAACGCCTTGGTTTCAAACTGTGGCGCGGGTCATGGATGTTCGTAACTCGACCCAAATCACCAAGGATGACCGGATTTATACCGACCTTGTGAAGTTCGTCATGAACTACACCCCGAATATGAAACAGATTGTGGATTATCAAAATCTGTACTCTATATTTTGGAGAGGCAACGATTATCGGATTACTGATGTGATGGAGTCTAACGACCGGATGAACGTCACGCTGCTTTGCTATCGCAACGACCCGAACACATCAGTATGACCACACAACAGAATATTTCCACCTATGCCAAGGCTATCCAGTACCAACTGGCGGCTACGGTGTCATGCCCTGTTTATGCAAACTTCAACCGGAATTTTGCAACAGAGCCAACCTTTGTAACTTGGCAATTACGGAATGTTCACCAACCCGTTTATACCGGCACAACCCAATCGGTTAAGGGTATAGACACCCCGATATTTCAAACGACTGTTTTCTCGCAAGATATGCAGACAGCGTTTAATACAACAAACACCATCATTCAAACCTTGCATGGATATTCGGGGCAGTTTGGTGGTGTAAGTGGTTTGTATGTCGCCAAAATCGACATATCGATGCTATACAACACATATGACGATCAAGTAAAATTGCACCAAATAGTGCTTGATTGCCGCATGGACGTTCCGTCCTGACAAGATAATATCTCTAACTTCAAAGGATTATCATGGCTTTACCAAACAAAGTTCTCCCAGGTTTTACGGCGGCGCTATACCAGCAAAGCGGTGCAACTCCAACGGCGCTCACGTTGTCCCAATTGTCTACTGTGGGCAGTGTTTCAGCTATTGCAGTCTCGGGTAACTTGATTCCCGTGGAGGCTATCCCTGCATTTGGTCAAGACGATGCCTCGGCTAACTTCATGGTGGCTGGCTCGCGTCAAAGCGACATCATCCCCACACAGTCTAAGCCCACCAGCATGACCATCACGGCGGCTTGGAATCCCTCGGACTCTAACCTGCTTCAAGTTCGCGCTGACGCTTACTCTGGCGTGATTGATCGCACTTACGTTATCTCCGCTACTGACGGAACTAACATTGTGTATTACGCGTTTAATGGTCGCGTGGGTCAATTCCACATCGACAGCGCACCTGGTGCTGAAGCAAAGTGTGTTTTCACAATTCACCCCCGTGGAAACCAATATGGTTGGTCTAACAACGCTTAAGAGGTAATCATGACAGCACCAAATAAAGTTCTAGCCGGTTTTCAGGCATCGCTTTGGATGCAAACAACCGCAACCCCAACGCCTTTGACCACTGCTAATTTAGCAGTCTGGTCGGGTCAAGTGGCAACCATTGTGGGCACTGCCGCTAACGGTACTGGAGCCTCCGGAATGTTAGTGCCTGTGGAAGCCATCCCTGCCTTTGGTCAGGATGACGCAAGCGCAAACTTCATGGTTGCGGGTTCTCGTCAATCGGACATCATCCCTACGCAATCTAAGCCCACAAGCCTAACGATTACTGCGGCATGGAATCCTAGTGATACAGCGCTGCTTCAGATTCGTGCGGACGCGTACTCTGGCGTTACAGATCGCACTTATGTGGTGGCGGCTGCTGATGGCTCAAACACCATCGCTTATGCGTTTAATGGTCGGGTTGGTCAGTTCCACATTGACTCTGCCCCAGGCGCTGAAGCTAAATGTG